GAATTTGCAAACCCCGGAGCTACTGTATTACCTGACTGAAAAGGTAAGTTATTTGCATTTAACGCATAAGCTAAAGTTTTAGGATTAATAATGACGGTCTGAGATTCATCCGAATCAATAATACCAACACGCTTGATAACGGTCTTTTTATTAGTATCAATAAGTATTTGAGTTGTATTTGAGATTGCCATTTTTTTATCCTATTATAGTTCTTCTGTCGCAGATGTAGGAGATGAAGAACTCCATTGCATTGCGGTATACGGTACTGTTACATATTTATTAATCTTATCCACATGGTACAAAGCTACTCTTTGGTTATTAGGAAACATCCTAACCCATTTTCTTTTCATGAGCAAAACCTGTGGTGGATCCATGGCATCACGGGTCGCACCTTCAGTAATCATAGAACGGAATTCTTTAAGTGTTTTCAACTTCTGTATCCTGTACTGTTTCTTGCTCATTTGGAGAAATCAAGGTCTGAGCAATCTCTTGTTTCTTGGCTTCAATGTGAGCCGTAACCTTATCATGAATAGAAGAATATAATGCGTTTCTAAATTCTACCGCATTATCATCTTGTGCATAATCAATAATTTGTTTTGTTGTATCTGTCATTTTATATTCTCCAATTAAATATTTATAATATACGTTTCAATTTGGTAATTGTTGTTTCTTCTTTTTGCATAGGTGCAGACTGTTGTTGCTTGTCTTGCATATCCAAAGCGTGTTGCAAGTCATCAGGATGTGTTGGTTGTGTTGGTACCTGTGCTAACATTTGTTGTTGTGCAACATCATTAGTAACACCAACCGGCAAACCAAGGCCTGCATCTTTTTCTTCATCAATCTCACCTTGCATAACTTTGATTTCATCGTCTGTTAAACGCAATACATTACGTTGAATCCAAGTTTGTGAGAAGTAACGACCTGTGTATGGGTCAACGGATGCCAATAAAGACAAACGTTCACGCATTAATTCTGCATCTTTTAACTCCGAGAAGTTATTATCTTTAATAAAGTCAAAGTGAATATACTCTTTAAAGTCATTCCATTCTTCTTTGGTACAAATACCTTTAAGTATACATTGCATACCCAAAGCTTGGTCGAACAAGTCTGCAAAACGATTACGCAACCGGTCAACAAACTTGGCAAACTTTAATTCGTCACGGGTAATTTCATTACTGCGCCCAAGTGAGAAACCTGAAGTTTCTGGATTTAAACGTGAGATAGGTACATTAAGTGCTTTATATAATTTCTTTTCAAAATACTTAACATCTTCCAACTCACCTAGGTTTTGGCCACCAGGCAATGTAGTAATCTCTGTACCTTTACCACCTTCACGGCGAGGCAACCAGAAATCTTCCAACATTGACATATGTTTGCGGTCATCACGAACTTCACCAGTAGATGCATCATATACCAGTTTGTTCTTATACTTGACCATGATATCACGAAGGTATTGTTCTGCCTTTAATTTTGGGAGATTGCCCACATCAATATAAAAAATCCTACGCTCAGGAGCACGACTAATTCGATATATGACAGTAGCATCTTCAATCATCCTTAATTGGTTAAGTGGTTTGATTGCTTTGTGTAGGTATGACAACACTACTGCACGGCGACTTTCCATGAGGCCAGAAACGACCTGGATGATGGAATCGGTTGTGATGCGTACACCGATAGGTCCAAAGTTAGACGATGAACCTGTGGTGACCTTGTCATTAAAGATATAATATTCGTTAATTACTTTCATAATATCCACACCAGTACGGTCGTCTTTTTCTTTTTTGACTTCACGAACCTTACGGAGCTTGCGTGGATCTATGTAACGCAGTTCTTTAATGCCTTCATTTGGATGCTCACGGTCAATAATGATATGGTAATACATTTTACCATCAACATAATATCTGCGAAAGATATCTTGAGCCATGTTGTTGTAGTTCAACAACTTTAAAACGGTATCAAACTCCGTTTTAATAGCATTTTTAATTTTGTCTGGTTGTTTTAAATCATCTAAAATAAGTTTGATGATTTTGCCGTCATCGTCTTGGCAGATTGCTTCACCAATAATATCGTCAATTGCTGACTCAATTTCTGGTTGCATTGCCATTTCACGGTAACGGGAAATAAGTTCTACTTCATTCTTAGCGGTGCCGTCCATATCCACATATGTGCCATAGTAGGCTGCGGATTGAATAGTTAACGCACCATCGTCATTTGATGGAGGCGTAAAGGATTGTTCCACGGATTGGGTTTCTTCTTCCTTGTTCCGTGCAATCGTAAAACCGAAAAGTGAAAATTTATTTGCCATAGTATTTTAGTTCCAATTCAAAAAAACATAATGAGAGGAACCGAAGTTCCTCTCCAAAAAATAATGTATATTAACTAGTTGTATCAGTTTCCCACCATTGATATGCAAATGTTACACCATATTCTTCAATGGTGTCATTTGAGCCCCAATCTAAATCAATAGGTGCCAAATCAAGTGGGTACATTCCAACAAATTTATATGTTTTCAAAGGTTCGCCAGTTTTACCATACTGAGTAACTTCTGCATCTACTGTGTAACCAGATGGACTGGCTGCACCGGGACTGCGAATATTACCGGCATGACTGTTGATGCTGTTCATCCAAGATTCTAATGCTCTGCGAACTGTGAAGTCCTCATCATTGATAATCTGTAATGACCAATCAGCAAATGTTCTGTTACCTGCAAACTTCAATTCACGACCGAAGTAATAAACAGGAACTTGACCAATTGTTGAACCAGGTAACTGAGCAGCTTTAGCCATAAAAGTTGCCTTTTGAGCAGCAGCTGTACCGTTAGCGGCGATTGTTGGGAAAGTTAAAGAGACCTGGAATAGATTGGGACGGGCACCGTCACCAATCATATTCGCTCTAAATTCTGCTACGTTGAATGCCATTTGTTTCTCCTATATCGTTGTATTATTTATTAGAACTTCCCAACGACTTCAGTAAAGTCAACACCCGTTCTTACTGCAACGAAGTTCAACTGGATGAAGTTGATAGCACGAGCAGGTTTAACATAAATGTCACCAACAAACTGATTGGAACTAATAACTTGGTCAGTATTATTTGTAGAATCACAAACAACACGGAAGTCATAGATACCACGGCGACCTTGAATGTCACGCAAGAATGGAGTTACTAATGCAACAAACTGAGCACGGGTAAATTCATCGTTGAATTCAAACAATGAATACTTAGCGGCAACTGCAATCGCTTTCTCAAGAACAATAAACAATCTTCTGACGTTGATGCGGTCAAATGCAGATGGTTTAACTTGTAAAGTCTTGTCACCGTATAGAACAATACCTGAACCAGCAAATGAAGATACTGGATTAACAGCCATTGCGTATAGGATGTCACGTTGTGTCTTACCTGGATTGTATGCCAACTTGACTGCGTTCTTGATTTGACCACGATTCAAACCAGCAGGTGAGAACCAAGGATCACGAACATTGTCAGTATTTACGCAAAGACCAGCAATGTCACCATTCAATGGAACATAACGGTATACGTTATTATACTTGTCAAACATATACTTCCAACCAGAGTCAGCAACAGCATACGAAGAAGAACGAGCTAAAGCGTTCATCCAGTTTGTAATGTTAGTTGCTTCGTTACCGGCTTGGTTGATAACGTTAGATGAAGGTGGAGAGATAAATGCGATACAATCTTTACGAGCAGCTGCAATATTGTCAATAGCGTATTGCTGAATTGTAATGTTTGCATCACCGGTCAAGATTAATGAAATATCAAGATCCTCTGTATTGGCAATAACGCTGTATGCAACTGCGGTATTTGCTGTCGCAGGAACTTCATCAGTACCTTTTGTCAATGTAACTGTTTGTGCGGTTGGAACAGTAGCAAAAAACTTGTTTGCCATTGTTGTGCCCCATGTGGATATTGTATTTGCGTAGTCAACGGGATCAACTGCATAAACATACTTAGAAGTATTAAACAATACATTCTTGTAGTAGTTTGAATTGCCTAATGCATCGGTAGAATCGGTTGCTTTAGAGAGGTACGGATACACTTCTAATACTGTATTCTTAGTGCCTGTGAATAAACCATTGGCGTCAGTAACAATAATGTGAATCTCATCGTTTGCACCACCAGCCGCAGAAATTTGCGAAGATGAACCAGGAGCACCATTAAAGTAACCTGATACGTTTATTCCGTTTACTGTCCAATTGGAAAATGATGCACCAGCGTCAATAACAGAAACACACAAAGAGTTACCTAAGGCACCAGGATATTTTGCAAAGAAAGCACCCCATTGGTTACCATTGTTTTGTGAATTTAAATATAAAGATTCGAAAACTGATTCTGATTGAATCTGCAAATTAACCGCAGTAGTGTTTGCAACCGCATTACGGCAGTTTGCACCCACAGCACGAACAACTTTAAGATTATTACCGTAAGCTAAGAAAGAAGCCGAGGTAAAAAATGGTGTAGCAGAATTGGAATCTGGTTTACCAAAGGTTGAAGCTAGGGTAATTTCATTATCAATCGTCTTGATTAAATTTACTGGACCCCATGTGAAGTATCCAGCAAAAGCACCGGCTGTAGTTAGTACCGAAGGAACAACGGTTGTTAAGTCAACCTCGGATACATTTACGCCTGGAGAGATTTGGAATGCCATTTGATTATCTCCTTGAATATGATGTTGTATTGGCAGTTATAATACCATGATAATATTTATGAAAGGCCATATTTAGAGATTTCTAAACGAATCTTGAATAAATCCTGCATAAACTTCACCACCATCCGCAACTTCCCATATATCATCACCTATAACTTCTAGTCCTGGTCTGTTTAAACCGTTCTCAATGATTGGAGCTGGTAGTGTTTCATCATCCAATTGGTTCATGTTCTCCAATTGAATCTGTTTTCTAATGTCGTGGTTCACAATTTCTTTAAAATATTTTTGAGTAGTTGCCCATCCAAAAAGAACTAAAGTCATTGCTAAGTCATCATTTGCATCTGCCTCGGCCGCAAAAGAAGTCTTATTTGCCACAAAAGTGGTTAATTCTGAGATAGTATCAAAGTCCACTATCTCTAATTTGTTACCTTCAACAAGAGTTTTTAAGTTGGAACAACCAACCCTCTTGACCGCTGGTGACATTTTGACGCCCATCTGAACTCCACGGCCGAATCCTGATGATAATTGCTGAGGTTGTTTATTACCAGTAAACACTTTCCATAAGTTTTCATACTCTAGGTCTTGGTGAATAACGTCTGCAACCTGTGGATTATTGTTAATCTCGACCAGTATGTAGGCATCATTGTATAGTCTGGCTACATTATAGATGACTGTAGGAAACAAAATTGGTGATATTGATGAACTCTTATATGTAGCCACTTGTCTGTACGGTGTAGTTGAAATGTCAAATACAGAAAAAGCCGAACAGTCTAAGTTTCTACCTTCTGATACGTCTACTGTAATTGCATACAGATGGTCTTTTTTGGCATCATCATCACCTTTAATTGGGTGTTCATAGATATTTACCATATCATGCACCGCAATAGGATTTTTAAAGACCAGTTGTTGCAACTTTTGGCCAGAAATAAGTGTGTTGCTGGATCCTAAGAATTCAGTTTCAAACTCCTGACGGAATTGATGTTCAGAGGTGTTTCGAATTGTTTCTTCTTTCCAAGCTTCATCACGACCTGGTACCATAGACCAATGAACTTCAAAAGGAACATAGTTATTATTCTTATTGATGGCATCTTGCCAAATCTTATAGAAAAGATTCATACCATTGGGTGTAGAAACAATAATAATCTTTGTTTTGGTACCAGCAGTAATAACTGGATATACAGAAGTAAAGAATTCTGTTGCAATATTGGATGGTACGAAAGCAAACTCGTCTAAGAACACAATGTTAAACGAACCAGAACGAGCCGCAGAACCTGATGTTGAAGATGCAATGATTACAGAACCATTCTCCAATTCAACACGACCTTTGTTCCATTCTACCACACCTTGTTGCAACCACATTGGCAAGTTTTCATATGCCAACTGAAGTTTGCCAAGAATACCACGGGCAGTTTCACCACGGTTAGCAAGAACTGCGACTGACTGTGAATCTTGGAATAGAATGGTCCAAAGGAGGAACGCCACGGTCGTTGTTGTTTTACCGACCTGACGAGGACACTTCATGATTGTAAAACGATTCTGATAGAACGTCCTAATCATTTCTTCCTGAAAGTCATACATTTTGAAAGGTACCACACCCTCATCGAGGGTAATAATCTTAATGTATTTGGCAAAATAGATTGGGTCTTTGGAACACTTAATGTATTCTTCAACCTGTTCTTCTGTAAATTTAACCTGAACTCCTACCCGTTTCAGTAGGGGGTTATCACGGTACGATTCTTTGTTCTTAGTTGCCATCTAATAACTCCTTTGCAGGAATTTTTGCATGACGAGTATTCAATTTACCAACATAATTATTTGCAACATGATGAACCCAACATCTATCAAAACCTTCTACTGGTATGACAGCACGATGTGAATAACCTCTAGGCACATTTACATACATATTGCCAATGTTGGCAGACTCTCTGATACCATAGTTATGATATTGTCCAATATTTGCATATTGGGAATCAAGATGTTCTATAACATCTTCTCTATCCATAATGAACATGGCTTGATATGGTTCAGGTAGAAAAACAAATTTTTGTCCTTCTATAATAATGGCATCACATAAACCAGGCTTTCTTGTTGCATCTAAAGAGTATGCAATGCCATCACTATATTCAACTCGATGAACTGCTGGAATAAAGTTTAAATTGTTTTCTTGAAATAAACTCTTGGTTTGTTTCCAGTAATCCATGGTTTTTGTAGTAAGTTTTATATCATCTTCAAGGTACACATAGTGTGTATAGTCAGTCTTTAAAAACTCCTGCATATACTTCTTGTGTTCCCATGTAAGGTAATATGGATGTCTTAATCCGTGTGCAACATTTACCACAGCTTCACATTCAAACAATTGGTTACTATTGACAATAATAATTGTTTCTTCAGTTGGGATTTCGTTAATTGAGGAGATTACCTCATTGAGATATTTTAATCTATCTTCCACATAATGAAAACAGATATTCACATACAACTTCATTAGGTTTTACCCTTTAATAATTTACTTAATTCGGAAGTAGAACCAACAAAGATGGCTTTGTCAATTTGTGTGCCATTACCAGAAGAAGCTTTCTTGGCATTCTCATCCATCTCACGCATTTGTTTTTGTATGGCTAACAGTTCTTTGTTAGCATCTACCATATTTTTAAGTATGGTACCGTAAACTTCAAATGCTCTTGGATGTTGGCCTACTTTGGCAATTTGTAATATTTCTTCCATGGCTTCTTTGCCTTGGTCAATAATACCTTGTAGGTTTTCTTTTGATTGTTGATAAGCATCAGTCAAATCCTGTTTTAGGTCAGGATCATTATAGCTTTGTTGAACCACAGGAAGTTTTTCTTGTTTAACTTCTTTTAGTGGCTCA